GGCGACCTGCAATATGAAGCCTTCCTTGAATTGAAAGCATTGTGGAACGCCACCGAACGCTGCTGTGCCTGGTATATGATGGGTGCTGACGGTTTGAAGGAGAAAATCAACCGCTCCATTGAATGCAAGAAGGTGGGCTATACCGAAATGCTTTCCCGTTACGGTGACAAGTACAGCAAGGTAACACCGGATGACGGGAAGGAACGTGAGATTTTCCTGAAGGCACAGGCCGCCATGGTGGCCAAACTGAATGCACCGGCAGAAACGGACATTGTGACGGTGGTGAACCGTACGGGTGGAAGCCTACGCCGTGTCTATACTGAAATTGAAAAACTGAGAAAGGGGGCTTGATATGGGTTTGAAGAGAATCTATCAGTTGGGAATGGAATGCCAATATGCAGCACACACGCTGATGTTATGGGAAGAAGGTGAATATGCCTGCGACCTGCGTATCCGTAGAGCAAGAACAAAAGGTCTTATCGTGGTGGAACTGGACGATATGGAACTGGCCAACAAGATTGCGGCGGCCACCCGTTGCAAGGTAGCATTCAGGGAGGTTAGAGTATGAAACGGGCCTATTCACCTACTGAGGTACAATCCATGACGAACCCTTGTTTCCCTTTCGAAGGGGAATGGGAAGCGGCTTTTGGACGGCCGGCCACCACTGGGACTTGGATTGTCTGGGGAGAAAGCGGCAACGGGAAAAGTGCCTTTGTAATGAAGTTGGCCAAATATCTGTGCCAATGGTGCAAGGTGGCTTATGACAGTCTGGAGGAAAGTACAGGTTTGTCTTTCCAGAATACGCTGAACCGTGAACGGATGCACGAGGTGAACCGTCGTTTCCTGATATTGGACCGTGAACCGATGGAGGAACTGAGCGAACGGCTCTCCAAACGCCGTAGTCCGGAGGTGGTCATCATAGACAGTTTCCAATATTCGGGATTAACATACGCCACCTATAAGGCCCTGAAGGAACGTCACCGGAACAAGCTGCTGATATTCGTCAGCCATTGTGAGGGATTAAAACCGGAAGGACGTGCAGCCAAGAAAGTGGCCTATGATGCCGATGTAAAGATATTCATTGAAGGGTTCCGGGCTGTCTGCAAAGGACGCTTTATCACCAAGCCGGGAAATCACTTCACGATATGGGAAGAAGGAAGTGCACAATATAATTTGGGCAATATAGAGGAATAACAAGATGAAGACACGTAATTATGCAAGGTTCTATGTCCTGCTAAACAGGATGCCATCAACGGACAGAGAGGAGCTGAAATCCGGGCTGATACGTCAGTTCAGTGACGGACGGACAGATTCGCTGAAGGAACTGACCGACAAGGAGTACACAGCCATGTGTGACGAAATGCAGCGTCTGATAGGCGGTGACAAGGCAAGAGAAATCTATCGGGAAGAACTGAGACGGAAACGCTCTACCGTTCTTCACCTGATGCAGAAAATGGGAATTGACACCTCCGATTGGGACAGGGTGAATGACTATTGTCTTCATCCGAGAATAGCTGGAAAGGAATTCCGCAAGCTGACGACCGATGAGCTGGATGTGCTGGCCATCAAGTTACGGATGATCCGCCGCAAGGATATGGAAAAGGACAACAATAACAAACTTCTAAATTGATGAGGCTATGAAACCGAGACAATTCGTCGATGACGTGATGCGGTATATCCGAGAAATGACAAGTTCTTTGAGTGAGGAAGAATACAATGAATATCTGGAACAACTCATATTCAAGCTTGAAGATGAACGCCAGTTATGCAACTGGGATGATCCGGAAGAATGAAACGAAATAATAACCCCTAAAAAATTACAGAAATGGTAAGAGCTAAAAAGACAATCATCAGCGGCGTAAGCCGTGAAGCGGCAGAAATAGCATTCGCAACCTATGCCAAGGCTGAAGCCCAACGTGCAAAAATCGCAGCGGACATCGAGCTGCAGTGTGCCAAAATCCGTGAGAAGTACGCTTCCCGCCTGACAGTACTCGACGAGGAAAAGACGCAAGCTTTCGACACTCTCCAAGCATACGCAACGGAGAACCAGGCAGAACTTTTCACCAAGAAGAAAAGCCTTGAGATGGCTCATGGCGTGATAGGTTTCCGCACCGGAACGCCAAAGCTGAAGACACTGAAGGGTTTTACCTGGGCAAGTGCCCTCCAGTTGGTGAAGGAATTCCTGCCGGGCTATATTCGCCAAACAGAAGAGATAGCCAAGGACAAGCTGTTGGCCGACCGTGAGGCGGAATCCATGCCGGCACAAATGGCCAAGTGCGGTATTCAGGTTGCCCAGGACGAAAGCTTCTTCGTGGAACCGAAAACGGAGGACATCGACTGATGGAAATGCTGTCCGGTATGGAACTGGTACGAACTGAGTATCGCTATAGCCCCAAGGGGAAGCGATGGGCAGTGTACCGGGAAGAGACTTGGAAGGACAAAGGGTGCTCTCCTCCGGGGGAGTTCACCCTTGGCTCCAAAATCGGGGAGTATGCCACACGGGAAGAAGCAAGACGTGAAGTCTATCGATTGAACGGTTGGAAAATGAAAGAGAAAAAGGTATGAGCAAGAAATATCCGATGTTACTTATTACCCCTCCATTGTTCCCGAAGGAACATCCGACAGAGCGGGAAGAATTCAACGGAATCACCTGCAGCCATTGTCATGGGAACGGTTGGTTCTGGGGACGGGATGACTTCAATGAACGTGTCAAGGTCACTTGCCCCGTCTGCAAGGGAAACAAGAGACTCAAGGCGGTAGTAACGGTTCAATGGGTGGCTGATGAGCAGTCATGACAGGGTACTAAGCCCCCTGTCATGACTTCCTGCAAGACAACTATCTCGGTCGTCTCCGGCAATGTTCACGGACTTTTTCAACACGTCCGAAACGGATACGTTGATAGGCTCGAACAAATACCGGCTTTTGTGCAGGACACTTGATACCTGATTTCATATTTTTTAACAGTAATCAGCTATGGTTTTCTGATTGCTCATAAGCAAGGTTATCAAGTGTTTTGAGGCGTCTTTTTTTATGTTATTATGAAATTGTATAATTTTTAGATTATAAATTGAATATGTTGAATCGATTTTTAGGAAAGAAAAAGAAACAGGAACCGGTGGAGAAGAAGCCGGAACCTACCAGTGAGAGAACAATCGCACCGCACGTGGTGGTATGTAAAGTATGTTCAGGAACAGGAAAACTTGAGGGAGAAACCTGTTGGCAGTGCAACGGTTCCGGACGTGTGATTGTATCGCATGAAGTGAAGACCTTCGTTTCGGCTTATGTGCCGGAGATTGTGACACCTTAAAAAAAGAAGCAGGCGAAAGCCTGCTTTTATATTGTTGTAAGAGTTTTCAGAAGAGGGGATTCGAACCCCCGGAACCCTTTACAGGTTCACCTGATTATCAGTCAGGCGCCTTAAGCCTCTCAGCCACCTCTCTGGTTGCAAAATTAATGATATTATTTAAAATCCCAATAAAATTTAATCAAAATTCTCCCCACGTCATTAGATGTGATACAACATTACCTTCAGAATCCCTCTCCACGTTTAAAGATTCTTCTAATGTTTTTTGGTCCTTTTTTAATTTCTCATTCTCATCAAGCAATACCCTAACCTCGTTTTTAAGGCTTTCATTTGTGTTTTTTAAAGATGTTATTTTATTTACAAGCTCTTTTTTATCCTTATAAGAGGAATAATAACCATATAGACCAAGAAGTAATGTAATTAGAAGGCCAATGGCAATACACCAAATGCCAATCCGATCATCTCTAAATGTCCCATACACCGCTACAGCTGTTGATAAAAATAAAAACACAATCAAAATTTTGTTTTCTTTTAAAAATCCCATATTGAACTAATATTAAAGTTTTGATTTACAAAAATAGAGATATTTTGTGTATGGAACTTAACAAAAGGACTAATAATTTAATTTATCCGGCCTTTTGTTTTGATGTAGCCCCGTTTCTGCATAACTTTGCAGTACAAATCCTTAATTCCATGGCATACGCAGGCTGTTCATACGAAAAACGAGTTATCGAGGTCAACCAGATATACGACGAATACGCCAGAACCGGGCTTTCCAACCGGGAAATCTGGCGTAGGTACATTTGGCCCGTATATGGCATTTCCGAAAAGACATTCTACAACTACATCAATGCAGCTGCCAATCCGAAGATCATACAGAAGCAGGAGGTCGTCCAGCTCAACCTTTTCGGATAAGGATGTCGGGCGGTGTAGGATGCCTTACCAATTCCTTTGAAGCTCCTGACACATCGTATCCCATCGTCTGGAAGACCTCCGTGTTGTCAAGAATCTGTTCGTGGTCGTGACACGGGATGGATGCCGTCCGTCTGATACTTGAGAAACATTCTCCGTTGAAGCCGTGCAGACACTTGTTTATCTTGTCGAGCAAGTCAAGATGGAAGTCGCTGCCGTCATAATCTTCCATAACCGCTTCCGTCAGTACATGCAGACCGATTGTAATGTCCGCATCCTGAAGGCCTCCTTTCTGATGCCGCCAACTGATTTTCCCGAACTCGATGAACACGGCAGGCATCGGGAATACCGCTTCCTCCTCTATGAACTCCACCTGCCTGTTCCATAGTCCGAAATGCTTTATCGCGAAATCAGGCTCCGTGCCGGCTTCTTTCATTGAATTGATGTATTCTTCTGTCGTGAAGATAATATCGCCACGTTCGTCAATTATAAGCCTCTTGAGGCGTTTCTTCAAGTCATTGTATAGTTGTCTTCTCATTGGTTGATGATTTTATGAAGTTTGCAGAATGCTTCGAAGTTCCCTTCCACTATCTCGCGGATAATACGGTCGGTATTCTTGCCGTGCCCGATGAAGCGGCGTTCCGGAATCCTGATGACCGAACCGACCTTCTTCAGAGCCATTGCCCGATAGAATTCCTCCTTGCTTGAAAGTTGGCGGTTCCGCTTGTTGTTCCGTTTCTCACCGTCCTTCCGGTATTCGTATTTCCCTTCCGTTTCCTTCAGCTTATGCCAGAAGAACCCCCGCATCTTCTTGGTAACCTTGATTTCACCGCCTTCGTTATGGATACGTGCGTATGGCTTGTGTGAGGAATAGACAAGTTCCATCCCCCTTTTCCGTGAACGGACGCTGCCACGCAATCCGCCTGTACGCTGCATCAGCGTACCCACCCCGTCATCGTATTTCCGTTCAGCCCATTGCTTTTCGTCAAAGAATGCCTGGCGTTGGAAATTGCGGTCGAATTCCTCATCCAAATCAACCTTGATGTCCTCAAGGGAACGGTCTATCACTTCTTTCTTAAAATTTCCGTCCATATTGTTGCGGTTTCAAATTAAATCCGTATATTTGCAAAGAGGATTGACTACACTCTCATGTCGGCCCGCAAGGGTGCAGGCTTCGGGTGCCGGTCAGTCCTCTTTCTTTATCCTTACGTTATAGGCAATAATCCCGGTCGTTATCTTGGCTTTACATTCTAAAGTGACTCCATCAA